GTATATGGTAACCTCGAGGCAAGTTACTTTTTTGGTGACGGGTCCCAACTTTCGGGTATACAAACGGCGACACCAACGTTAGAGAGTGTTGTTGATGAAGGTAACGCGACATCAAACGTCGTCCTGTTTACAAACACGACAACTGGTATAAAAATAACTTCAAACATCGCATTCGATGATAAGATTACATTACAATCTTTAACATCAGGCTCCAAAAACGGGTTTTTTGTAGTAGATACAATACAACTCGATCCAAGTTATGCAGACTCATCACTGAATGTTTTATCGTACAATACTACCACAGGGGAGATTTACGATTCAGGGGGTCAAGGTGGTTCGTCGTTCAATAACATATCTGAAGAAGGTGCAAATGTATTAATTGGTTCGAACCTTACTATAAACACGTTCGGGTCTAATGTACTCACGGTTTCGGGTAACGTTTCGGCGGATAACATTACAATTGGAGGGTTAAACGTCGCGGCGTCACCTTTTGCTTTGGATGACGTTGTAAGTGTATACGAGGGTGCAAATGTAACCGCGAATGTACTTACCCTCGGGGGTGTAGTGACGAATGTTGTTACAGCAAATACAATCACCTTGGCAAATAATCTAACTGTTTCAGGAAACACAACTTCACAAAACATAAAATTAACGAATACGGATATAACGGCTTCGGTAACTTCGGGTACGATAACGGTAGACGCAAAAGAAAAAACGTATGGGACAGCACCGCTCGTCGTTTCGACAACCGATGTTTCGAATCTCGTATTTTCAAATCTCATAACAGGTGCACAAATCGTTATACCTATACTCGCGAGTGGGGGTGCCATAAACATTTCCTCCGCCATGACGAACGTCAACTTTTATGCCATGACATCCGATGTTTCAGTCACCCAAGACAAACACGCACTCATGACCCTATCGAACCTTTACGGAAACATTTACATGAATGCAATTGGGTTTTCGTAATTTAAAAAAAATAAAACCTTACTATAATATAAAACATGTCTGGAGGTATTGCTCAACTCGTTGCCGTAGGTGCCCAAGATGCGCACCTCGTCGGTCAGCCCGAAGTTTCCTTTTTTAGATCTAACTATAAACGTCACACGAATTTCGCCCAAACTGTTGAAAGACAGGTTATCCAGGGCAACCCAACCGCAAATGGTATGTCGACAGTCCGTTTCGAAAGAAAGGGAGATATGCTCGGATACGTCTACATCGCAAACAGAAATCCAAACGCCGTATCGTGGGCAGGTCGTATTTCAAAGGTCGAACTCTTAATAGGTGGTCAGGTTATTGACGAACAAACTGATGAATTTTCCAGGGAACTCTTTAAAAAGGTAGGTAACCAAACTTTTACACAACACAATTACAGTGACATAAACGACAGATTTTACCCACTCCGATTTTCGTTCTGTGAAAATGCTCAGTCGGCTTTACCATTGGTCGCACTCCAATACCACGACGTTGAGTTACGAATTACATGGGGTAGTACAGCCACATCTGATGCGGAAGTTTATGCCCAATTCATTCACCTCGACACCGACGAGCGTACCGCTTTGTCTTCCACACCACAAAACATGCTTATCACACAAACTCAAAAAGTTGTTGGTGCTATTTCAAGAGTACAAGAATTACCATTTAATCACCCAATAAAATATTTGGTCGCGAAATCTTCAACTGATATGAGCAGTGAAACTGATGCAAATTTAACAAAACTCAAACTTCAAATAAACGGCGTAGATGTCACTGATTTCAAAAATGTAGTACCACATTTTACATGTGCTATGGCTTTTTACCACGTAGATTACACAGTTACGGACAAGGAATTTTTAAGAATTCCATTTTGTCTCAATACAGCTAAGCTCCAACCAACTGGGTCCCTCAACTTTAGTAGACTCGATTCGGCAAGACTCGTTTCCGATAACAAAAACTTCGATCAAAATGTATACGCCGTCAACTACAATATCCTCCGTATCGAAAACGGTATGGGTGGTTTGATGTATTCCAACTAAGCAATTTAATTTAGCCACTTATTATAAATGTTTTGGCAATTAGTCTTTCTCTTAGCATTTATATTTGTTATAACATACGACCCGAAATCAGGTACTTTAGATCATTTGGTTGGTAAAAAACCAGAACAACCATTACAAAACGCGGAGTGTAAAGAGGGACATTACCAGGAAATCCAATTTGCGCAAATGGGGTACCCGTGTCCAACCGAAAAAAGAACGCACATGGGTGCGATTATAAGAACTTAAAAACTTAGCTCGTTATTTTATATATATAATGTTTACATTCGACCGCGATACCGCTACTATAGTTGCCGTGCTCATGTGTATTGTTGCCACAGTATACATGTACAGAGAACTTAATAAAACGAAAACCGAAATGGAAGGTGTCAAGGGATTTTACGGAAATCTCATGGCACATTTATCCAGACCGGCACCAAAACCAATTGTTCGCGAAGAAGCACAAAATGAAGAGGTTTTAGAAACCCAAGTCAGTGAAGATGAAGAGGAATCTTCAGAATAATCATCTTATTCAATTATAACTTGCTAATGAGCAATGAAGAAATATAAAGCAATTGCAATACCCGTCACGTTTATAGGTGATAAACCACGATTTCTCACCGTCCGGGATCGAAGGTTCAAAGATTGGATTTTCGTCACCGGAGGGTGCAGGCGAAGAGAAATACCCAATCCTCTGAGAACGGCTCTAAGAGAACTCGAAGAAGAAACCAGGGGAGTTATTTCTCTAAAAAAAGGTGAATATACCGAATTCAAGTTTACAGTAAAAGAAAGTCCAGGGGTTGACCTTGAATATAACGTTTTTGTATTTTTCGTAAATTATACCATTCAGGAACAGGTCGAACTTATACGCAGATTCAATGAAGAAAAACAGAAAATGAATCTCCGTAAAATCCAAAAACAACCTATCAAGAGAACACACGATGAAAACGATTTCATGAATTTTGAAACACTTGCTGAGTTTAGTACGAAAAAACAATGGGATCGTATTGTTAAAAATGTACTCAATAACCCAGAATTCTACGCGTGTGTAACTTCTCTCGATAGAAAAACCTTCTCTATTAAATAATGAAGTCTAAGAACTATATTTTATCCCAAATACACGAACTTCTCATTGAAAGACATGCGTACACACGTGAACGTGCCGATAGATACATCGAGTTACACAAAGAAGATAAAGTCTATGAACTCCTCGTTTTAAAAAAAAGTTTATCGGAAGAAGAAAATTATCCGGAAGTTTCGTATAGACGTTCTATTTGGCATCACGAATATGAAGATGAATAAACAATATAAAAAAATAAATAGATTAGTAGGTAAGTATGTTTAAACTTTGGTGTAAAGACCAAGGTTTTGCAAATAACTCCGATCTATCACATGTGCTCATGGACGGTGGTGTTCTTTCCGTGCCATTTGATAGATTGAATGACTTTTATGAAAAGTGTATAGAATCATATATTTCCGGTGAAAAGATTTACGTCGTCGAACAAAAAACGGAAAATTATAACTTTTTCATGGATCTCGATTATAAAGACGACGATGAACTAACTTTTGAACAAATTAAGAGTATATGTAAAGTCATATGTGATAAAGTATCTAAGTTTGGAGGTAAAGATGCTTTGATATCCGTTGCCGAACCTAAACCCGTGGATACACTCATAAAAACTGGTATACATATAAATTGGCCAGATTTTGTTGTAAATAGATCTTCAGCTCTAGCTCTCAGGGACCATGTTATAAATACGTTAAACTTGGCGTATGGTTCCCGTGATTGGAAAGATATTGTTGATATTTCAGTCTATGGAAATTCTTCACGTAATACAAAGGGAAGTGGGTTCCGTATGCCGTGGTCACATAAACGTGGTAAACATGAAGCGTGTATGGGTCGTGGATGTGAAAAGTGTAATAATACAGGTAAAGAAACACAGAGTGAATACTTACCAGTTTTTGTTTATAAACATGGACCTCTATCTATGTTACAGAAAACAGAACAAAAACCGTCCGTTGAAATGTTACACATGGCAACTTTACGAACCCAAGGTACGGATCCTGTATTAATCGAAGGGGCTCGTGAAGAAAATACATTTACAAATGCACAGACCAAGGACGAGTTCAAAAATCAAGAAGCGGTATTACTCGTAGAGGCATTTATACGTAAACACATGGAAGGTCAAGCGACTGCATCCGTTACGAAAATGTTTAAACACAAAAACCAGTTTTTGGTATCAACGACGTCTAAATATTGTGAAAATTTACGACGTGCACACAGTTCTAATCATATATGGTTCCATATATCAGGTGATACCATAGCTCAAAAATGTTTTTGTAATTGCGAAACCATGAAAGGACGATTTTATGGATTTTGTAAAGATTTTTCGGGGAGGCGACACCAGTTACCCAAAAAGATAACGGATGTTCTTT